AAGATACTAACGATAGTGAAAATGTGTATGTAATTAGAGATGGTGTAAAGATATTGTATAAAGATTTAGTTAAAGAGGTAGAAGTTGATAATGGATAAAGAACTGACACTTGCAAGTTTATTTGACGGAAGTGGTGGTTTTCCATTAGGTGGGATGTTAGCAGGGATTAAACCTGTATGGAGTTCAGAGATAGAGCCATTTGCAATAAGGGTAACAACTAAAAGATTATCCAAAGTTAAGCATTATGGCGATATTACTAAAATAAAAGGAAACGAAGTAGAGCCCGTAGATATAATTACCTTTGGAAGTCCATGCCAGGATATGTCGATAGCGGGTAAAAGAGCAGGATTAGACGGAAGTAGGTCTAATCTTTTTTATGAAGCAATAAGAGTAGTAAAAGAAATGAGGTGTGCAACTAATGGAGAAAAGCCAAGATATATTGTCTGGGAAAATGTCACAGGAGCCTTCTCTTCAAACAAAGGGGACGACTTCAAAAGTGTCCTTGAAGAAATCTGCAAAGTCAAACATCAAGAATTGTCTATTCCTAAACCTGCAAAGTGGCAACAAGCAGGAACGATTATGGGAGATGATTTCTCAATCGCATGGCGAGTATTTGATGCTCAGTTTTGGGGAGTTCCCCAGAGAAGAAATCGTATCTACCTTGTCGCAGATTTTGGAGGAAACAGTGCCTCAAAAATACTATTTGAGTCAGAGGGCTTGTCAGGGTATTCTAAGGAGAGCTTCAAGTCGTGGCAGGACTCTTCCAGAAACATTGAAGATAGCATTAGAGAATCAGGCAAGTTAGATTTATTTGAAAATCACTCGCAAGATTTAAGATATAAAGGACCATTGAATGTTGCACCAACAGTTCTTTCAACTTATGGAACTGGTGGCAACAATCAACCATTTATTGTTCATTCAAAAAACTATGATGTAAGATTAACATCTGAAGGGACAAAGAATGCAAGGAATAATGTGTATGAAACAGAAACATCTAGAACTCTTGATACTAATGGAAACTTTCCAAATTCAAATCAAGGTGGAGTAGCAATTGTTTATTCGACAAGCAAGAGTTCATTTCATATTAGAGCAAGTGAAAATCTAGCTAATACATTAATTGCAACTGACTATATGGATCCTCCAATAGTGAATGATAAGTTAAGAGTTAGAAGACTTACACCAAAAGAATGTGCAAGACTTCAAGGTTTTCCTGATTGGTGGTGTTCTAATTTAGAAACAAAAGAACCAACCAAAGAAGATATTGATTATTGGAGAGAAGTATTTAATGAAAGTTCTAAAGCAGAAGGAAAAAATAAAAAAGAAAAGACAGATAGCCAAATAATTAAATGGCTACAAAATCCTCATTCTGATTCAGCTGAATATAAGTTATGGGGGAATGGTGTAGCACTTCCATGTGTTTACTTTGTTCTATCTGGAATCGAGTATTACGCACACATCACTTGATAAATATGTGTTTTAGAGTGATATATGTAATGCAAGGAGGTAAACAATATGATGTTTCCAAAAAAAGAAATCGTTGAAAGAATACGAAAAGAATATCCAAAAGGAACAAGAGTAAGGCTTATAAAGATGGATGATATGCAGGCTCCACCACTTGGAACAGAAGGGACTGTAATTGGTGTAGATGATACTGGATCAATTATGGTTGCCTGGGACAATGGTAGTTCTTTAAATGTTATTTACAATGTCGACAAATGTATCAAAATATAGCAAAAAATATACACTTATTTTGCCTGAATGACTTGATATATATGCCTTTTAGAGTGATATATATACATAACAAAAAAGGAAATCTTATATAAAGAAAGGTGAGTAAGATGAGTGAGAAAGCATTAAGACAATCCGAAAGAATGAAAGAACAGACAATCGGAGTAGAAGTTGAAATGAATAATATAACCAGAGAAAAAGCCGCAAAGATAGCTGCAGAGCTATTTGGAACAGGCAGATACGAATATACAGATAGTAGAAATGGATATTTAACATGGTCTGCCTGGTCAAGCGACGGGAGAGAATGGAAGTTTCAAAGGGATACAAGTATCCTAGGAGTTGAAAGTAAAAAGTGCGAATTAGTAACGCCAATATTAAAATATGAAGATATTGAACTTTTACAAGAACTAATAAGGCTTTTAAGAAAAGCAGGAGCAAAGAGTGATGCAACAAGAGGATGTGGAGTTCACATTCACATTGGAGCAGATGGACATACACCACAAACGATGAGAAACCTAGCAAACATTATGGCTAGTCACGAATTATTAATAGCTGATGCTTTGAAACTTGATTCAACAAGAATAAGCAGATATTGTAGAACAGTTAATCCAGAGTTCTTAAGAGTACTTAATAGAAGAAAACCAAAAACAATGTCAAAGTTTGCAGATATTTGGTATCAAACACAAAATGCGAGTTATTCAAGAAATCATCATTACAACGATAGTAGATACCATATGTTAAACTTCCATGCAACCTTTACTAAAGGAACTATTGAATTTAGATTATTTCAATTTGATCCACCAGCAGAAGGAAAGCAAAATGGACTTCATGCAGGTCAATTAAAAAGCTACATTCAATTTTGCCTGGCATTAAGTCAAATGGCAAAGGATGTGAAATTTGCATCAGCTAAAAGACAACAAAATGAAAATCCAAAGTATGCAATGAGAACATGGTTATTAAGATTAGGATTTATAGGAGATGAGTTTAAAACAGCAAGAGATGTATTAACCAAAAGACTTGAAGGTGATACAGCATTTAGACAAAAAAGAGTAAGCTCAAGGAGTTAGCCTCCTGGTACTTTAATCGGCAGCGTTTGCTGCCTTAAGGTGGTAGAAGGGTAATCCCTTGAATAGAAAGGAGGATATCTTATGAGGAGAAGATATTATATTGCTTACGGTAGTAACTTAAATGTAGGACAGATGAAATTCAGATGTCCAACTGCAAGGATTATTGGTACAGCAATTATTAAGGATTACGAATTATTGTTTAAAGGAAGTAAAACAGGCTCTTATCTAACCATTGAAAAAAAGAAGGGTGAGGAAGTTCCAGTTGTAATATGGGAAACTCAAGAAAGCGATGAACAAGCACTTGATAGATATGAAGGATGCCCACAATTCTATTACAAAAAGGAAATGATAATTCCTATTAAAGGGATAAAATCAAAAAAGACCAGAATAAGAAAAGCTTATGTTTATATAATGCATGAAGATAGAAAACTAGGTATTCCAAGTGTTCATTATTTAAGAACTTGTTATGAAGGCTATATGAGATTTAATTTTGATCCATTGTATCTATTGGATGCATTAGATAAAAGTAGGAGGTTAGATTATGAAGAAGGAAATTAATAGGAAAAGAAAATGTCCACAATGTGGAGCAGAATATCAAGGGCATCCTGCAATTTCAAGAAAAGATAATAAAACACCAATATGCCCTGACTGTGGAACAAGAGAGGCTCTTGAATCAATAGGAATTGATATTAAAGAACAAGAGAAAATTATTAGAACAATACATAGAACTCAAGAAAAATAAAACTAAATAAAATATATTTTTTGAAAGCACTTCGATTATGGAGTGCTTTTTGCGTTGAAGGGAGATGATAAATTGAGAAAGTTGAAGGACTATAAACCAACGAAGTTTATGGCTAAGACAAGTTACTATGATGAAGATGCAGCAGATTTTGCTGTTGCCTTTATTGAGAGCCTTTGTCATACAAAAGGTACATGGGCAGGAAAACACTTTGAATTAATCGACTGGCAAGAACAAATCATTAGAGACATCTTTGGAATACTTAAACCAAATGGATATAGGCAATTCAACACAGCTTATGTTGAAATCCCTAAAAAGCAAGGTAAGTCAGAACTAGCTGCGGCAGTAGCTCTTTTATTAACCTGTGGTGATGGAGAAGAAAGAGCCGAAGTGTATGGATGTGCTGCAGATAGAAACCAAGCAAAAATTGTATTTGATGTTGCAGTAGATATGGTTAAGTTCTGTCCTGCACTTTCAAGAAGAGTAAAAATATTAGAGTCACAAAAGAAATTAATATATAAACCAACAAATAGTTCATACCAAGTGTTATCAGCAGATGTTGCAAACAAACATGGTTTCAATACTCACGGAGTTATATTTGACGAATTACATACACAACCAAATAGAAAACTATACGATGTAATGACTCAAGGTTCTGGAGATGCCAGAATGCAACCATTGTATTTTCTGATAACTACTGCTGGAAATGATACTAATTCTATTTGTTATGAAATACATCAAAAAGCTAAAGACATTGAAAAAGGAAATAAGATTGACCCTACATTTTATTCAGTTATTTATGGTGCTGATGAAAGTGAAGATTGGACTGATCCAAAAGTATGGAGAAAAGCAAATCCATCGCTTGGAATAACGGTAGCTGAAGAAAAAGTAAGAGCTGCTTGTGAGTCAGCAAAACAAAATCCTGGAGAAGAAAATGCATTCAGGCAGTTGAGATTAAATCAATGGGTTAAACAATCAGTAAGATGGATGCCAATGGATAAATGGGATTTGTGTGCTGGAAAAATAAGAGAAGAAGAACTAGAAGGTCGTGTGTGTTATGGAGGACTAGACTTGTCATCTACAACAGATATAACGGCTTTTTCTTTAGTCTTTCCACCAAGAGATGATGAAGAAGAATACATTATTCTACCTTACTTTTGGATACCAGAAGATACTCTTGATTTAAGAGTTAAAAGGGATCATGTTCCTTATGATGTATGGCAAAGGCAAGGATACCTTCAAACAACAGAAGGAAATGTAGTTCATTATGGATATATTGAAAAGTTTATAGAAGAACTAGGAAAGAAGTTCAATATCAGAGAAATAGCATTTGATAGATGGGGAGCAGTTCAAATGGTTCAAAATTTAGAGAACATGGGATTTACTGTTGTTCCATTTGGACAGGGATTTAAAGACATGAGTCCACCAACTAAAGAATTGATGAAACTAACTCTTGAAAAGAAATTAGTTCACGGAGGTCATCCAATCTTAAGATGGAATATGGACAATGTCTTTATTAAAACTGACCCTGCTGGAAATATAAAAGCAGACAAAGAAAAATCTACTGAAAAGATAGATGGAGTAATAGCAACTATCATGGCACTTGATAGAGCAATAAGATGTGGTAGCACCTTAAGTGAAAGTGTCTATGATAACAGAGGAATTTTATTCTTATAGAAGGAGATGATTAAATATGGGAATTTTTAGTGGCATATTTAGGTCGAGGGATGCACCTAAAGATAGAACGCCAGGAAGTAACTATAGTTTTTTTATGGGAGGATCAACAAGTGGTAAGAGAGTAAATGAACGCTCTGCAATGCAAATGACTGCAGTTTATAGCTGTGTAAGAATTTTGTCGGAGGCAGTAGCTAGTTTGCCATTACATTTCTACAAGTACGATGAAAACGGAAGTAAAAAGAAAGCTATAGAACATCCATTGTATTTTCTATTGCATGATGAACCTAATCCAGAGATGACGTCTTTTGTGTTTAGAGAAACACTTATGACTCATCTTTTATTATGGGGAAATGCTTATGCACAAATCATAAGAAATGGAAAAGGCGAAATCATAGCATTGTATCCACTTATGCCAGATAGAATGACAGTTAATAGAGATGAAAAGGGAAAACTATACTACGAATATTTAACGAGTACAGATGAGGCTCCAATCAATAAAGATGTAACAGTAAGGCTTAGTGCAACAGATGTCCTACATATTCCTGGATTAGGATTTGATGGGCTGGTTGGGTATTCTCCAATTGCAATGGCTAAAAATGCGATTGGTCTTGCAATAGCAGCAGAAGAATATGGTAGCAAGTTTTATGCGAATGGTGCTGCACCGAGCGGTGTATTAGAACATCCAGGAACATTAAAAGACCCTACCAAAGTAAGAGAAAGTTGGAATGAAACTTTTGGAGGTAGTCAAAATTCTCACAAAGTAGCTGTACTTGAAGAAGGTATGAAATATACTCCTATTTCTATTTCTCCAAATGAAGCTCAATTTTTAGAAACTCGTAAATTTCAAATAAATGAGATAGCTCGAATTTTTAGAGTCCCACCACATATGGTTGGTGACCTTGAAAAGTCGAGTTTTTCTAATATAGAGCAACAATCGTTGGAGTTTGTGAAATATACGCTTGACCCTTGGGTTTCAAGATGGGAGCAAACACTTATAAGGTCATTATTAACTAAAGAGGAAAAGAAAAAATATTTTATTAAGTTTAATGTTGATGGCTTACTTCGTGGAGATTATCAAAGCAGAATGAGTGGATATAGCATTGGTATACAAAATGGATTCATGTCACCAAATGATGTAAGAGAACTTGAAAATCTAGATTTAATTCCAGATGAAGAAGGTGGAAACACATACATGGTAAACGGAAACATGATGCCAATCACTGAAGTGGGTGCAGCATATAGACCTAAAGGAGAGGAGGAAAAAAATGAAGAAGTTTTGGAATTGGAAGAACAAAACGATAACAAATCAGGAAACCGAAACTCAAAGTCAAGAAAGAATACTGTTCCTAAATGGAACAATAGCTGAAGAGTCATGGTTCGATGATGAAGTAACACCAGCATTATTTAAAGATGAATTAAATAGTGGTGAGGGAGACATTACCGTATGGATTAATTCTCCAGGAGGTGACTGCATTGCAGCAGCTCAAATCTACAATATGCTGATGGATTACAAAGGTAATGTAACAGTAAAAATAGATGGAATTGCAGCAAGTGCAGCATCAGTAATTGCAATGGCTGGAAACAAAGTAATCGTATCTCCAGTATCAATGATTATGATCCACAATCCTGCAACAATAGCAGCAGGAGATACAGCAGAAATGCAAAAAGCCATAGCTATGCTTGATGAAGTTAAGGAATCAATCATCAATGCATATGAAATCAAAACAGGCTTATCAAGAGCAAGGTTATCACATCTTATGGATGCTGAAACATGGATGGATGCTAATAGTGCCATTGAACTTGGATTTGCAGATGAAATAATGCAAAGAAACACAGAAGAGGATGAGCTTGAAGTTCCTAATGTAAGCATGACGTTTTCTCGTGCATCTGTTACTAACTCATTAATTGAGAAGATGGCAGAAAAGTGCAAGATAGCACAGAAAACAAAAAATGAAATAGCATCAGACAGTTTATTAGAACGTCTGGAATTAATAAGAAATTGGAGGTAATAAAAATGACTATTTTAGAATTAAGAGAAGCTAGAAATAAAGCTTGGGAAGGTGCTAAAGCCTTCGTAGAAAGTAAAAGAGATAAGGACGGACTTCTTTCAAAAGAAGATGCCGATACTTATAACGCTATGGAAGAAAAAATAAAAAACTATAGCAAAGAAATTGAAAGAATGGAGGAAATGGAAAACATGGAAAATGAATTAAATAAGCCTGTTAATAGTCCAATCGTTACAAAGCCTTTAAAAGCAGATAACGAAGTAAAAACAGGAAGAGCCTCAAATGAATATAAAGAGGCAATGTTAAATGCATTACGTTCAAACTTTAGACAAGTATCAAACGTATTACAAGAAGGTGTAGATGCAGATGGTGGTTATTTAGTACCAGATGAATATGACACAAGATTAATCCAAAAATTAGAAGATAATAATGTGGTTCGTGCATTAGCTACAAAGATTAAAACAAGTGGAGAACACAAAATCAATATAGCAAGTACAACACCTGCCGCAGCTTGGATTGAAGAAGGTGGAACACTAACATTTGGTGATGCTAAATTCGAGCAAAAAATACTAGATGCCCACAAATTACACGTAGCTGTTAAAGTTACAGAAGAATTATTATATGATAACGCATTCGGTTTAGAGAATTTCTTGATTGATAGTTTTGGTAAAGCAATCGGAAATGCTGAAGAGAATGCGTTTTTAAATGGTACAGGAAATGGACAACCAACTGGTATCTTCGCTGAAAATGGTGGTGGAACTTACATCACAACAGAGGCAACAGAGGGAGATGCAATTATTGAACTTGTATACAGCTTAAAGAGAGCTTATAGAAAGAATGCTGCATTTATCTTAAATGACAAAATGATAGCAAAAATTAGAACATACAAGGATCATAATGGTGCTTATATGTGGCAACCATCATTAATTGCAGGAGAACCAGATAAATTATTAGGTTACCCTGTATATACATCTCAATATGCACCAGAAGACTCAATCGCATTTGGTGACTTTAGTTATTACAACATTGGTGATAGAGGTGCAAGATCATTCAAACAACTTACAGAATTATTTGCTGGTAACGGAATGATTGGTTATGTTGCAAAAGAAAGAGTAGATGGAATTTTAGTACTTCCTGAAGCTGTACAAATCTTAAAAATTGAAGAATAGTCTTCAAAAAAATAAAAGGAGGTAAATAGCAGTGATTGAAGAGTTATTAACTAAAGTAAAACAAAATCTTATATTAGAACATTCAGTAGATGATGAATTACTAATACAATTCATCACTGCTGCAATCTCTTATGCAGAAAGCTATCAGCATATAGAAGAAGGATACTATCAAGAACATGAAATGTCAGAAACAACAAAACAAGCAATTATTATGCTTGTAAGTCATTTCTATGAAAGTAGAGATGGTTCAACTGGTGGTTTCTTTGCTGACAATGTAAATGCATCAAGCCAAGTATGGAACACAGTAAATCTACTATTAAGACTTAATAGAGATTGGAAGGTGTAGCCCATGAGCTTTGGTAAAATGAATAAATTTATTGAAATAAAAAGTATCCAAAATGTAAAAGATGAAGATGGGTTTTCAACAAAACAAGAAATAACAGTTGCAAGAGTTAGAGGATATAGAGAGGGAAGACACGGAAGTGAAAAGTGGGCAAATAGAACTACTTTTACTGAGGCGACTGACCTCTTTATTATTCGTGCTATTCCAGGAACAAAACTCTCAACTGATATGACTATTTTATGTGATGATGAGAACTTTGAAATTACTTCAATTGAAGATGTTAAAGGAAAAAATATGTATATTGAAATTCTAGCAAAGAAGGTGATTCAAAATGGCTAAGGCTTATGTGCAATTACCTGAAGAATATCTACAAAAATTATCAAAGCTTGGAAATAAGACTGATGAAATTTGTGAAAAGATGTTGAAAGCTGGAGGAGAGGTAGTTCTTTCAAAAGTAAAAAGCAATTTAAGTTCAGTAGTGGGTAGTGGTACAAAATACAAATCAAGATCCACAGGAGAGCTTGAAGGAGCGTTGGGACTATCAGAAGTAAGGCTTGATAGGAATGGAAATTACAATATTAAAGTTGGTTTTGCAGAAACAAGAAGAGATGGAACTAGCAACGCAAAATTAGCCAATATTATTGAATATGGAAAATCAGGTCAAGTTGCTAAACCATTTATGAAACCTGCAAAAGCATCATCAAAAGCAAAATGCATAGAAGTAATGAAATCAACATTTGATAAGGAGGTAAACAACATATGACAGTATTGTCCGAATTAAATACACTTTTGAGTGATATGTCGATACAAACTGAAACAGCTAAATTAAGTGATAAGGCTTTAGATGAGTATGTTGTTTTAGTTCCTATATCAGATAACTTTTCATTATTTTGTGATGACAAACCAAAGTATGAAACATCAGAAGTTAGACTATCTATTTTTACAAAAGGAAACTATATGCAATTAAAAAAGAGAATCGTAAATGGATTATTAAATAACAATTTTACGATAACAGATAAACGATATGTTGAATATGAAAACGATACAGGATTTCATCATTACAACATAGACGTAGCAAAATATTATGAAATGGAGGAAATATAAATGGCTACAATAGGTTTAGATAAATTATATTATTCAAAAATTACTGAAGATGCATCTGGTAATGAAACATATGCTACACCAACTATCCTTGCAAAAGCTATATCTGCAGAACTTTCTGTAGAACTTGCAGAGGCAACTCTTTATGCAGATGATGTTGCAGCAGAAATAGTAAAGGAATTTAAAAGTGGTACTTTAACACTAGGTGTTGATGATATTGGTGTTAATGTAGCAGCTGAATTAACAGGTGCTCAAATAGATATCAATAATGTTTTAATATCAGGTGGTCAAGATGCTGGAAGTCCAGTTGCTATTGGATTTAGAGCAAAAAAATCAAATGGTAAATATAAATATTACTGGCTTTATAGAGTTAAGTTTGGAATACCTGCAGCAAGTCTTGCAACAAAAGGTGATTCAATAACATTCTCAACACCATCTATTGAAGGTACAGTACTTTGTAGAAATAAACCCGATACTAATGGAAAGCATCCTTGGAAAGCTGAAGTTACTGAAGGTGACACAGGTGTAAGTGATGCAACTATTACTGGATGGTATGATGCAGTATATGAACCAACGTATACAAGAAGTACACCAAAAACAGCAACAACTACTGATAAATAAAATATGGAGGTAAAGAATGGAAACTGAAAGAGTAAGCAAAATTAAAGTTGGTGATAAGGAATATGAGCTAATCTTAACAACAAAAGCAACAAAGGAGATAGCTGGAAGATATGGTGGTTTAGAGAATTTAGGAGAAAAACTAATGAAGGCTGAAAACTTTGAAA